AATCTACAAGCCTTACCCGTTAGAACAGAGAACCTAATCTTTATAACCCTTAGTGTAGGCTGGTTACGAATGATAGGGTCATCGTCCTGTTGGTTACGCTCTAAGCCTATAACAATGTCAGACAGTTGGGCGATAGCAGCACTACCTCTTAACTCTGATAGTGATACTTGTCCACCTTCCTCGTGTGCTTTACCTTGTGGTCGTTTAAGATGAGAGATAAGGAATAATCCTATGCCTGTCTCTTGAACTATCTTTCTAAGGTTTGTCATAATGGCGTCAATTGCTTTTCTTTCGTCTAGTATACCATCTTGGTCGGAAACTACAATAGATAAATGGTCTAAAACTATCCACTTACAATCAAAAGATTTAGCATAAGTTCTAATCACATTAAGTAGTGAGTCTTCCGACATACTACCAAAGTGGTCATAGAAGTATACATTCTTATCGCCTACCGATTTCTGCCATAGAGCCTTTTTATCTTCGGGGCTTAACTCTCTCTCATATTGTGGTATGTGAATAGGTGAGTTAGCTTCGATAGACATCAAGCCTTTAACAGTACGCTCGATAGATTCCTCTAAGTGAATGATAGCTAGGTTATCGTCAGTCTTATCAAGTATGTATGCTTCTAACTCCTTAACAACGCTAGTCTTACCCATACCCGAACCACTCGTTATAGTTACCAGTTCCTTAGACCTAAAACCATAGGTTAGTTTGTTAAGACCTGCCCACGGATAATCAATATTGACGAGGTTCTCATCTTTTAGAAGATGTTCCCAAGTATCTACACCCTTGACTATTCCCGCAGGTGTGTAAGATTCAGAAGACCACCAAGCATTAGTGAACTCTTTAATCTTGCCATTGATTAGCATCTCACTAGCATCTTTCATAGGCAATCTGCAGACCTTGAGCTTACCGACAGATATAATATCCTGTACGTCTTTAACTGCTTGGAAACCTGCTTGGTCTTGGTCGAAACATAAGACCACATTATCAAAGGACTCGATATACTCTAAGTTATCCTTGACGTCCCTAGCGGCTGAATTTGCCCCGTTCTTTAGTGAGACAACCTGCCACTTGCCGTCAAACATTTCGCTCACAGAAAGGGCATCTAGTTCGCCCTCACAGATAGTTAAGTATTTACCTCCTGAACGATTAGCGTTCTGTCCGAATAGACCTGAACCCTTATTAGTTCCAATAATTTGAAACTCTTTAGTTGCGACAGTTCTCTCTTTGTAGCCTATTAAAGCGTTGCTATCTTTTGAGTCGTAGTATGGATAGTAGTGTTTGTCTATCTTACCACCTTTGTCGTAGCTTACCGTTACACCGAACTTCTTGGTGATGTCAGAGGAAATCCTTCTATCTTTAATCATAGCCCCACTTGTACCTCGTGGCGTTATACTTTGCATAGAATTATTCTCCATATTAAAATTAGTTCCTGTAGGCTCTTGAGCATTCTTCTCATAGTGTCCACAGGCATTACAATAACCGTGTCCGTCAGAGTAGACCGAAAGGTTATCACCTGCTCTGTCCCCACCTGTATCTCTACAGGCAGGGCAGGGCTTATGCTCTACAAAAGTAGAGGGGTTATGCGAAGAACTCACTAGTCTCTTCGTCAGCAGATTTATAACCCTCAGTACGCTTCATCACCTTAACCGCAGTTAAGTATGTAGCGACACCGTGTTGTGGGTGTTCATTACCCGCTTTCCAAAGTACCTGTACTTCAGACTCAGCACCGAAATCGTGTCCGATAGCCTCACCATCTGAAGTCTTTACCATATCAAAGGATAGAGGATACTTAGTAGAGAATTTACGGGCTTTGTAAGACCCACCATCCTCTGTCTGAATAGTCCTAACCTTGACACCCTCTTTCTCTAGTGCCTTAGCTTCCTTATCATCAATAGCGACAGTAAGTGTGTACTTACCAGTATCTTCACCATTGAATTTTTCTGTACTGTCTAGATAGACGTACTTTGCTGTACCTGTAGTTATCATAATTGTTATATCCTAGAGACCTAGAAAAATAAACCTAAGTTAGCGGTCTCAAGTACTAACTTA